AGCTGAGCGTCCCTGAAAAGTTCGATCACTGGGACCAAACCACGGCGTAGGGCGTGGTTCATAGCTAATTGAGCTAGCGGGCTCATGCCGGTTGACCTTCGGAATATATACCAACATGCAGATTTGCAGCCATGCTCGCGGTCCTTTCGCGATGTGGTCAGGGTCGTCGGTGCGTCCAACACCGACGACCCGAACCGTAGCACAACGCGCGGCCTTACAAAATCAAAACCGCCCTCGACGTGCATCCACAAAACGGAAGCTGGCCAGGCATATCAGCAGGCGGCGTCCGCACCCTCTTGCCTTGGTACTCGCTCCCAACCTGCGAGGGTGTTTCGGAATACAGGAACCCGTTGCGCGCCGCGTGCTCCGGCCGAGGGTTAGCCTTCTCCGAGTGGATCCACTCAAACGCCGTGATGCCGGCCTGCCTGCGCCGCTCTTCGTTCAGCGAGCTCGACAGTTTCACCATCTGATCGCTGGCCACGTTGAGCGCCCGGCGGCGAGACATGCCCACTGCCTCGCGCAGTTCCTTCGCCACCTCGCGCGCGGGCGTGCGCTGATTCAGCCCACGAAATACGCTATCGGCAATCCGCTCACGGGACTGATCCGACACCGACCGGACAAGCGACACGTTGCGCTCGATCACGGCCTCCAGCGTCTCCCGCACGTCGCCAGCACCGATCATCGTGCCAAGATCCACGGACGTTGCTGATAGCACAGCACCCCGCCAGCGTTGCCGATGCCATTCCTCAAACCGTCGCGCCCAGCGCTCGACCCGCAAGCGCGCAGTCAGCACTGCGACAACGGCTTGCTGCCCGGCACGTTCGACTTCGACGGCAAGGTCTGCCGTGCTGTCCGTCTGCAACTCAGAGGGGGAGAGTGCGTAAGCCTGCACCAGCCTTTCGACCGTCTCAGACCACAGTGCGACGACCGGCGCATAGGCAGAGCGGTACAGGTCCGTGGCTTGAACCGCGGGCGGATTGATGGGGCGGATGGTGATTGCCGAGCGGCGCGGGTTTCGCGCGCGGCGGGCGAGGGTGGAGAGGGAGAACTTCACGCCAGAGCTTCTAGCGTTCGAGCCTTCAGGCTATCCCAATCGACGCCCGCGATGATTGGCCGCTCATTAGCCCGCAACCAGCGCTGAAAGGTCATCACCAGCGCTTCCTCTAACACCGCCTTGGTCGGGTTCGGCTCCTGACCGTGTGCCAGCGGGCCGATAACATCGCTCCCGCCGCCCTTGATCCAGAGGCCGACAACGTGATGGCAAACTTCGTGCTCGCGGGCGTAAGTCAGGATGTCGTCGCCGTACCCGCAGCGATGGGCGATCACGTGATAGTGGTGCGTGTCGTGCGGGTGAGCGCCGTAGCTGGCGCCGTTTGGATAGCGGGTGACGCAGCCGCCGGGTGTGTATTCTACCGTGGCGTTGCCGATCTCGACGCGCTTCATCACTCTTCCTCGATGCGCGACTTCCAGTCCTCATAGAGCGTTCGCGGCTTGGCATCGTTGACAGCACGGCGGAGCGGCCCGCTTCCAATCGAACCGCTCTCACCGGCTAGATCTGGATCAACCTCCCTTCCATCAGCGCCCGGGTCGGGCTGGATGCCATAGCGCTCATCGTCCGATAGTTCGGACAAGGCCGCTTCAAGCTCGGGCAAATAGCCTTCCTCGATCATCAGGCTCTGCAGGCCGCGCGCAAACGCCTGATCGGGGATGGCCGCGGTGTTCTGCAGCTTCTCGACGCCTTCCATCTGCGTCTTGAAACGCATTGCCACCTTCTCCTGGTCGGGCGTGTCGAGGGGAGCGAAGTCATAGGCCGCAGACGGCGGCATGGAGCCGATGGCGCTGGCGATCAGGTAGCGATCAAGCCGGTCGAGACACGGAGCGAGATCAAGCGTCTGGTGCGCGCGTATCTTCTTGTTCCAATCCACCTGCTGGCTCTCACCCGACGAGTTCATGCCCTCGGGCGCACGACCAAGCAATCGCGTTGCCGGGATGTCAGAGATCGCCGCGACGAACTCGGCGAAGTTGTTGAGCATGTCCTTAGCGCCGGTGAAGCTATAGCTGGCATCGGTGATCGTCTCGCCGCCTTTGCCCTCATCATCGCCGGCATCGAACACGATGGCGTTGTGGATGCTCTCGGCCAGCGTAATCATCTGCAGCCGATCGCTGATGACGCTATCCTGGCCCGCGGCGAGCATCTCATAGAGGCCACGCACACCGAGGCGAAGAGAGCGGGCCTTGTGCAGGATGGCCGCAAAGCTGGCGCGGGCGCTGTCATTGTCCTGCACCGCTTCAAGCACCTGCTGGACCGTGCTCTCGCCCCAGAATGTGTCAGCGCTGCTCCACGTCGCCGGCATGGCAAGGCTCGCGGTGGTGTCGGCGCGGAACGGAATAACCCGGCTAGGATGGATGTCCTGTTGCCCATCCTTCGTCTGTATCCGCCACATTGCCGGCTCACCGAAGCCGGGCAGGCGGGCATCATCCTGCATATCCTCGAACGACAGGTGCCACCGCGAGACCACGTTGACGTAGGTGAGGCCGTTCTTGCCGGTGATGTCCGGCGCTGGATTGTATGGCTCCCCAGGCAGGCCAAGGATCAGCGCGCCGCCGCCCATGCCCCGCAACGTCTCGACCTGCTGCACCTTCTGCCGGATCGCGTGGCGCTTCTCATGATCGAACACGGCTGCGGCTTGGTTAGCATCGAGGCCGGTCCACTCACGCCATTCGCGAACCACATCGAGCGCGGGGATGCGTATAATCTTCCGCATGAGGCCAGAAGCGGAATATGCCGCGGCGATCTCTGCCTGGCCGAGTGCTCTTGAGACGTAGTGATTGGCGGTGCGGGCATCACGGTTCGTGCCGGTGCCGGTGATCGCGTTCTTCAGTCCATCGAAGAAGGAAACTACACGGCCCATGCACCAAATATGACGGACGTGCAGGAGTACTTACCGCCGCTTAGATCACCTCGCCTAGTGACGGCCGGTGTTTGCCCAGCATCAGCTCGCTTAGCGCCCAGACCAGCGCATCTGCACGATCAGGGCTGTTCTCCCCCACATAGCCAGAGGGCGTCATGGCGCAGCACTGGTCCTCAAGAGCCGCAAAGCCGCCCACATGCGACACCTTACCCTGTTCGTAGAACGCAGCAATCGGCTCTGCTCGCGCCACCTTGCCGCGGCTTGCAGTGACCATCTTGACCGGCAACTTGGCGTCAACCGCACGGATCACCGCCTCGACCATTGCTCCACCGAAGTTCTTCTCGGCGACGATGCGATCTGCCTTGTGAATCGAATAAGCCTCGGCAACCCGCCGCGCCCATCCTTCAGGCGATAGCTGGCACGAGTAGTCGCCCAGCACGTAGCCGCGGCCGTCATCGCCAAGTCCGGCCGCGATGATACCGATGTCGTCACCTTCGCCGTCGCCTGACGTTCCCGAGGGATCGACGGCAATCACCACGCGGCGCAGCGACGGTGCATCTTTCACACGCGTATCGTCGAACATCAGCCGGGTCCACAACGCGCCAGGCACATCATCGAGCATCTCTGCGTCGAGTTCCTGCCTACCTAGCCGTGTGCCAGCGTAGCGATCGACAATCGCCTTCATGAAGGTTGGCGCCAGGTTATCGGCGTTGTCCATCGTGGATCCGCGCGTGATGACGGTATCGTCGGCCTTGAGGATTTCCTTCAACACCGGGATCGGGCGTGGGGTAGTGGTGACGACCACTTGCGGGTGCTGACCGAGACGCATCCCGAACTGCAGCTGGTCCCACGTATCACGGGCATAGCGCCATTTGGCCAGCTCATCGCACAAGGCGGCATCATGCTGTGGGCCACGTAGCTGATCCGGCTCCACCGCGTTGAACATCGTTGCCATGGCGCCATTCGGCCAGGTCAGACGACGCTTGGATGGCTCGTACAGCGGGCGGAAGTCAGGCGGGTGAACCGCGAGAATACCGCTGTCGCCCTCGACCAGCACATCACGGGCATCCGCCGATGTCTCGGCCACAATCGCTATGCGGCGATGCCTGCCCGGTGCCAGCGGCGTGGAACCGCAGGCCACCTTGCGTACCCACTCAGCGCCGAGGCGAGTCTTGCCGAAGCCGCGGCCGGCGATAGCGGCCCATGTGCGCCATTGGCCATCGGGCTCTAACTGGTTGGGTCGGGCATGGAACGACCAGCGCCAACGAAGTTCTGCCTTGGTGCTAGTGCTTAGTCCCGCCAGCCACTTCGCCCGTTCCAGCTCTGGCAGCGAGGCCAGCAATTGCGCTTTCGAAAGCATCTGCATCAGCGGTCACCTGTTCAATCTCGATGGGGCCGCCATTCTTGCCGGTGTGCTCGATGCGTTCACGGTACGCACCGACATCAACATGCTTGCCGATCAGGTCGAGCGATTTGAGGGCCGCTGAACGGTCTTCTTCCATCCTGGCTTCCTGGTATACCGAAACGGCCTCCGCAAGCACCCAGCGGGCATCTATGGCCAGTTCTGAGGCCCTTTGATCCATCGCCTCAGCCAGTGCGGCCGAGATGGCAGGTTTTGTAAGGTTCTCCGCCCCGATCGCACGAGCAGTATCTTCGCTATAGCCGGCACGGATTGCAGCCTGAGTAGCATTCAAGTCGATCAGGTATTCGTCAACAAAACGCTGCTGCTTGCGATTGAGACTCATATCCGCACTCGCTTAGGCTTGCGACACGTTGCCCCGGTGAGATGCTGCCACTTGAGGATCAGATCGGTGCGGGCGTTGTAGATGCGTTCGACAGCCTCCCAGCCTTGGGTCTCCATGACCTGCCGGAACTCAGGCGGCACCGGGGGGATGGTGCGAATCATGCGTCGATCACTCCCAGGCCAGCTTCCGCGATCATGTTGGCGAATTCCTCGCGAACGGAATGCGGCGCGCGGTTCCAGGCAACGCAAAGGGCGCGCAAGGCATCGTGCTCAGCGTCTTCCTCGCGGGCGAATATCTGTCCGGTCTCGATCTTTCGCAGCATGGCGCGGATGCGCAGCTTTGCGGCGGGTAGATGCTCATCGTCCGCTTGCTTGAGCAGCGGAAGGGCTTCCTGCGTTGGCATGTCGG